GTCTCGACAGCGCTTGGTACTCTTGCGCCGCTTCAGCCAACCCAGAGTTGGGAGCGGCAGTCTGGTATGTGTCCCAATCAGACATAACGGTCTCCATAAAAGTAATGTTCAGGCCATCACATTATCTCAGTCACACATCTTAGACAACTGTATTTCATGTCAGGAATGTGTCACAGATGTTTACGATATGTCGCGTTTTCGGTACATACTATACCTGTTTCCAGAATAAAGGAGTGAAACCGATGGTGAAATTTAATGCCGCACGTTTGGTCGAGGACTGCGGCGGGGTTACCGCAGTTGCGAAAGCCCTTGGTAAGACGCGCACTGCGCCATACCGCATGCTTAGAACGGGCTACATGGGTACGCCTGTCCTCGCCAAGCTACTTGAAACCCACCCAAACCTTAACCTTAACAACTACTTTGAGGAAGTAACCGCTAATGGACACACACATCAGCAAGGATGAGTGGTTTTCTACCCTCTACGACGAAGCCATTGAGGCAGTCGAGAGAGGGTGGAACATCATTCCAATCTCAGTCGCAAGCAAGAAACCGCTTATCAAGTGGGCCGAGTATCAGACTAAGGCAATCGACAGGGAAACCGTCGAGGACTGGTTCGAGAACGGAGTGCCAAACGATTACGGCCAGAGGATTAAGCCTTTCAACATAGGCTTGGTCACTGGGGCTATCAGTGGCTTGTGCGTCGTGGACTGCGACAATGAGGAAGCAGTTCTTTATGCCATGAACAAGGGCATCAAGTCGCCGTTTTCAGTCAGAACGACTAGAGGTCGGCATTATTATTTTCGGCACCCCGGCCATGGGGCAAAGTTCGCCAACAAGGTGGGCGGCACTGGCAGGGATTGGCCTAACGTGGAGGGCTTAGACTTCCGAGGTGATGGCGGCTATGTATTGATGCCGCCTAGCGTGAAGATGGTAGATGGTGAGATCGCCCACATGTATTCGTGGGAGATCGGCATAGGCTTAGACTGGGATGACCTTGACGACTACCCATGGAAGGGTGCGCCGACCGAGGTCGAGATGCCAGTTGAGGGTGAGTTCAGCTTTGGCTCACTGAATCTTGAGGGCGTCCGCGTCCATAACCCAGACGAAGGGATGCCTATCTGGGATCAGACGAAGATGCGCGTTGCCCACCTTGGCCGCAAGCTAGGGGCAGGCGATGGCACGGACGCCCTCATGGTTCGTTACTGTGGGCAGAAGGTTCGTCAGGGTTTATTCGGAGATGACCTAGCCAAGGCTGTGATCCAGTTCCACGATGAGTTCTTCGATGACTCAGGGTATACCCTAGAAGAGACGAAGCGCTGGCTCGAAGAAAAGATCAGGTCTGCGATTGACATGGATCGTCGCAACTATCGTGAAGACTACGATGCCGACGGCAACCGCAAGCGGAAAAGCGAAGAGCAGAAGAAGGTCGACCTCGGCAGGCTTGTGCCCATTGTCAGTGGCGACGTTCAACGTCTGATCGACACACTTGGTGACACAGACTATTGGGCTGACCCGCTCATTCCCGCCGAAACTATCACGCAGGTAGTCGGGTACAACGGGCACGGTAAGTCTTTCTTCTTAGCCGCACTGCTGACCTCGATGGCGGCGGGCAAGAATTACTTCGGCCCATACGAGACGGCCAAGCCAGCGAAAGTATTTTACCTAGACTACGACAACCCAGCCCGCACAGTTCTGTACCGCTTTCGTGGTTTTATGAACATGTTCGGCGACTGCGGAACCAACTTCAACTTGTGGTCTCCAACCCTCATCAGTTCTGAGAATGGCGGGGAGATGAACCTTGCAACTGAGGAGGGCTTTCGTCTACTCGGCGAGTGGCTCGAAGTCGTGGAGCCTGACATTGTTGTGATTGACACCGTCCGTAATGCCTTCGGCGGCATGGAAGAAGCGTCGGCATCTGAGTGGTTCAAGGTCAACCACGTTGCAAAGTCTATCCGCACAAAGTTCAAAGCGTCAGTCGTGCTAGTCCATCACCGCAACAAGCCCGGTGAGCATGGGCTTGGCCGGGAAGCCGGATCGACAGCACAGCTTACGGACATCGACACCCAGATCATGGTGACCCAAGTCTTGCGTGAGAAGCAGGAAGCTAAGTCTAAGGCTGGCCTGCTGGACGGCGAGCTTACGATCTACGACTTGAACGGGAAAGAGTGGACGCCGTTCGGCTACCTCGAACAGAGACTAGAGCCTGACTCAAGGCTTAAAATGGTTTCCCAGATTTCTTTCGGGAAAGTTCGCATGCAGACCGAGATGCACAAGACGCACTACATTGGGTGGGCTGAGCGCCTACTCGATGGCAGTCAGTACGTCGTAAGCACTGCGTCGCCTAAACAGAAGGCGATGTACTACGCAGGTCAGGGGATGTCCGCAGAGGATGTCTCACGGCAACTGTCGTTGCCAGTTTATGAGGTGCGGCAGTGGTTGGGTTAATAGAGGTATTAGCTAATTTAGCTACTTACGACAAAACCGAACGGCCTCAAGGAGGCCAGTTCGGCTGTTCGTCTAAATTCTCTATTAACTATTATATGGCAGGGCGTCGAAAGGGCGTCAAGGACATTTATGTCAGTAACAAAAACCCCCGTTGATGGGGGTTTTTTCTTTGTCGAAAGGAGGACACATGGGGAACCGCAAGCCACTAACAAAACAACAACTCAAGCGGCTTCGGTACATGCTCGAAAACGAATACACTTACCGCGCCATGGCACTATACGTCGGCGTATGCACGGACACACTTAAACGAATACTGGTACGAGAAGGCATGGCCGAGTTTGACGGCGCTAAGTACGCTGTCAGCCCTTACAAGGCATTGCAACAATCATGGGTGCGCCCCTGTCTCAAGTGCAGGGACGATGCCCCTCGACCTAAATGGCAATACATCTGTGACAAGTGCAAAGCGTCGACGGACGTATCGGGCTTGCCAGACAACTGGTTGGAATTTGGCGATGAGTAAACAAAAAAGAAAAGGGGACGGGTACGAGCGAGAGTTAGCCAAGTGGCTAGACTGGATGCTCTTCCGAGGAACCGAGCGCATCACACGCATGCCCTTGTCGGGCGGCGGATCACACGTCGGTGGAGGCGGCAAGGCAGACTTGAACGGCACCCCCACAATCTGGGTAGAGGCTAAGCGCACCGAGCGCTTTGCACCTTACGCCGCAATGGAGCAGGCGGAGCGGGGCATCGCCGCGTCTAAGTCTGAGGACATGCCAGTCGTAATCACCCGGCGGAACCGAATGACTACCGAGGAATCCCTAGTCGTGATGAGGCTGGAGGACTGGGCCAACATGTACTCGTCGTGGTGCGGCGACTGCGGCTACGACGTGTGGACAGTCGAAGACGATCTAGACCAGCTTATCGAGGAAGTCCGTGGGGACGACAAGAAGGGCGAAGTTGTGCAATTATTTAAGCCAAGATCAGGAGAAACTGATGGCGAAGAAACCAATTAACAAAGCGAAGATGGCTTGCAACAAGCCCAAGCGGGATGTGCAGGGCGGCAAGAAGTCTGTCGTTAAGGCTTGCGCCAACGGGAAAGAGAAGATCATCCGCTTCGGTGATGCGAACATGACCATCAAGAAGTCTGACCCAGAGCGTCGCAAGAACTTCCGCGCACGTCACGGATGCGACAAGGATGGAGCAAAGAACAAACTCACGGCTAAATACTGGTCATGCAAGGCGTGGTGAAATGTCAAAAAAGAAAGGCTTGTACGCCAACATCCATGCAAAGCGTAAGCGCATAGCCGACGGTTCCGGGGAGAAGATGAGGAAGCCCGGGTCAAAGGGAGCGCCGACTAAGAAAGACTTCAAGGCCGCCGCCAAGACGGCCAAGAAAAAATAAGGTACGGGGTATGTGGGTGCTGTACGTTTTGATTGTCGCCGCACCCTTTTCCGAGAACGTCGTGTTCCACGGCAGACATGCCCAAGAGTACCAAACAGAAGAAGAGTGCAGGGCCGTAGCCGTACCACTAGCTACCGAACTGCTACAGATGTTTAGAGAACAAGAGCCATACCGACCAATGAGAGCGGGGTGGCTGTGCCAGAAAGAAGGGGAATTAACATGAGTTGCGGACACGAGTGCCCTACCAAAGAGACATGTTCAAGGTCTGGTTGCCAGATGATGCGCGACCCTCGCCACATGGCTGAGAAGATGATGGATCAGAAGATGTATGCCACACGACAAGGCGTCCAGAAAAAGCGCGTAATCAAGATCGGCGCAACAGGGAAGAAGCGAAAATAGTAGATGGCAGAAGCGAGCAAGACCTGCTCGCTCTGCAAAAAAGACTTACCCTTATCTCACTTTTACAAATACAAACGTCCATGGAAAGACGGTACACCCCATTACTATTCCCGTTGCAATAACTGCAAAGTATCTTCGCGCAGAGCGTCTTTTACAAGCAACCCCGAGAAGTTCATCAAGGTAGTCGTATCCCAACTCAAATACTCACGACGCACTCGTGATGGTGTTGATGTCGACTTGGACGCGCAAGACATCATTAACATGTATTATGAACAGAAAGGGCGGTGCGCTCTTTCGGGTGTGCGCATGACACATTATCGGGATGGTCGAGGTAAATGTTTCACCAACATATCCATTGACCGGATCGAGCCGGAACAAGGGTACACTCTCGGTAACATCCAGCTAGTCTGCGCTGGTATCAACATGATGAAGGGTACTCTAAATGACGACGAGTTCATCCAAGCCTGCAAAGAGGTATCCGGCTACAACCGAAGAAATTAGGCATGAAGGCAACACGCAGTGTGACCGCATGATGCTTGGCATAACTCCAGACTTCAACGTCATGCTGACTCTCTCACCCGACGATAAGTCTTTTTACTTTATTGAGATGGATTACGAGGGCGCTTGCGAGGTTGCGGAGATGCTTGAGGATGCGCTTGAACAGTACGCCGAGTTGATGGCACGTCCGCAGTCGACGATGCACTAGAAAAGGGGGGCTTTGTTGCCCCCCTTTTTCCTGTCGCAACTTCCTCAACGGTATTAAACCTGTGCAGGTTGCCACATTCATAGCGTCGCTTGACGCTGTTATTAAGTCGAGTCCTAGTTTCTAGTACCAGTGCCCAACTCCCGCACGTTGGACATTTGATGTTCGCCATTGTCTGCCTTCTGGAAAGTCAACTCGTAGCCGACCACCTGAAGACACGCGCTGAACGTGCCAAGATTAGGCATCGTCCGCTTGCGCCACCGAACAATAGTCTCTGGCGAGACACCTGCCAACGCCCCTAGTTGTTCATAGGTCAGCCCACTGGCATCCAGTTTAGCAAAGAACTCTTTGACCAATGGGTCGACCTTCAACTCCGCTGTGTTAGACCTTGGTCTTGGCATGAGCAGACTCGACACCAAACTCCAAAGCCATTGTCACTAGGTCTTGGATGATCTGCTCCTTGGTCTTTTCATAAACAAGCGACATACCGTAGATGTAATTCTGCGTAGTCTTGTTCATCTGTTGCATATCCAATATGCCATCCATCAGTTGCTTGGCGGTAATTATGTGATGGGTTACATGGCTAGGACGATCAATCAACTCGCTGATAGAGCCATGGTATTCAGGTTCTGTCTGCCGCTCTGCCGCCTTCGCCTTGTATCGGTAGAACGTACCAGTGGCGATTGAATACTTGCGCATGATCTCGTCACGCGAAAGCTCGCCCTCGTTTATGTCGCGCATCAGTGCGCGTTGGCGTGACTTAGGTAAGTGAGTGCGTATTCTTACAACATTGTTTTCCATGAGTGTGTGTCCTCTTTGAAGGTGCCGCCTTGGCTATGCAAGGAGAATTGCTGAGCCGACCAAGGCGGCGGGGTTGCGAAAAGTTTGGCTCATGTCTGGAATGTAACACATCTAACACATCTGTCAACTATCTGTCACAAATTTTTTTGGGTAACTTTCCTGACCATGGATGTGTCACAGCCATGAGAGCGGAGCCATTTATGCTTGATGCCGAGCCGAGCGTAACCCAAGGTGGAAGCCAAAAAAAAAGCGAGACCTAAGTCTCGCTTGTGAACTGGCTCCCCGGGACGGGGTCACCAGACTAGGGCAACTGCTTACCCCATAACGAAAATCATATCACACATGGCCGCTTTCTTGGCCGCTAACATCTGCGTCACGTCTTGCACGTCCAACAAAAGTCCTTGCTCTGCTTTGAA